AAGTTCTTGGGTTTTCGCCCCGTAAGTATAGGAACTACTGAGTTGGTCAGATAGGAGAATTACATGGCAGAAGAAGAAGTAAATGGATATTCAAGCAGTTTAATGGACCGGAATGTTCCGTCCCAGCTTGATGAGGATGATTTAAAGGCGGAGCTTGAGATAGAGCTACCGGACTCCCAGAACAATGTTATGGCGATGGTTGAGGCCGAGAACGTCGGAGAGATTGAGATTAATGAAACGGACGATGGCGGGGTTGAGATCGACTTTGATCCGCAGGACCAGCGTGGCGTTGACGATGATTTTTATGCCAACTTGGCAGAAGAGATGCCGGACCGTGAGCTACAGCGCGTAGCAGGCGAATTGTTGGGCGAGTATGACGCGAACAAGGCCAGTCGTCAGGATTGGGAAGACGCGTATTCCAGTGGTTTAGAGCTTTTGGGCTTTAATTACGAGGAGCGGACACAACCTTTCCGCGGGTCCTCTGGTGTGACACATCCTTTGCTTGCAGAGGCGGCGACACAGTTTCAGGCGCAAGCTTTTAACGAGCTTTTGCCCTCTAGTGGTCCGGTTCGGACTGTTGTTATGGGCCAAGAGACGCGGGCCAAGGCGGCTCAATCGCAGCGTGTGCGTCAATTTATGAATTATTACATCACGAATGTCATGGAGGATTACACTCCGGACATGGATCAGATGTTGTTTTATTTACCGCTGGCGGGTTCTACGTTTAAGAAGACGTATTACGACGAAGCGATGGGTCGTGCGGTCAGTAAGTTTGTTCCTGCGGAGAACTTGGTTGTTCCGTATGAGACTGCGGACCTCGAAACATGCCCTAATATAACACAAGTTGTACGCATGTCGTTGAATGATTTGCGCAAACGGCAGATTGCTGGCGTTTATTTGGATGACGTAGACGTTATTCCATCTCAGCGCGAGGTGACGGGTGTTGAGGGCGAGATAGATCGGATTGACGGCATGGAGCCGGGTTCGATTGATTATGATTGCACAATTTTGGAATGTCACGTTGATCTGGACCTTGAGGGTTATGAAGAGATGGACGATGACGGGGAGCCTACGGGCATCCGGGTCCCTTATATTGTGACGCTTTCTATGGATAATGGTCAGGTTTTGGCGGTTCGTCGGAACTGGGACGAGAAAGATACGCTTAAAAAGAAGATACAATACTTTACGCATTACAAGTTTTTACCGGGCTTCGGTTTTTATGGTTTAGGTTTGATCCACACTATTGGCGGTTTGTCACGAACTGCCACTTCGGCACTGCGACAGTTGATTGATGCTGGTACGTTGTCCAACCTCCCAGCGGGTTTCAAGGCCCGCGGACTACGGATCAGGGATGATGATGACCCGTTGCAGCCCGGTGAGTTCCGAGACGTGGACGCTCCCGGTGGGGCTATTCGTGACAGCCTAATGCCGTTGCCTTTCAAGGGTCCGGACCAGACGCTATTTCAGTTGTTGGGTTTTGTGGTCCAAGCTGGTCAGCGTTTTGCCACGATTACTGATTTAAAGGTTGGGGATGGCAATCAGCAAGCGGCTGTTGGCACAACTATGGCAATGATGGAGCAAGGCTCGCGTGTCATGAGTGCTGTACACAAGCGGTTGCACTACGCGATGCGTCAAGAGTTTAAGATTTTGGCTCGTGTCATGTCCGAAAGCTTGCCGCAGGAATATCCTTACTCTGTGCCGGGCGGTGACGAAACAATAATGCGCGAGGACTTTGATGGTCGGGTAGACGTTATACCGGTCAGCAATCCGAATGTATTTAGTCAGTCTCAACGCATTATGTTGGCGCAGACTAAGTTGCAGTTAGCGTCTCAGGCTCCCGAAATCCATAATATGCACGAAGTGTTTAGCGATATGTATGACGCTTTGGGAGTTACGGATACGGATCGTTTGTTGAAGTCTGTACCGGCGGATACGGATGAGCCTGTTGATCCGGCGCAAGAGAACATTAATGCGTTGGACATGTTGCCGTTGAAGGCGTTTGAGGGTCAGAACCACCAAGCGCACATCACGGCGCACTTGTTATTTGGGACTTCTCCGATTGTGGGCGGTATGCCTCCGGTAGCGATTGCTGTTCAGAAGCACGTTATGGAGCATGTACAGATCGCGGCCCGCGAGCAAGCAGCAGTTGCGTATTTGCAGCAAGTTCAGCAACAGGGTGGTCAGCCTGCGGACGAGGAGCAAATGCTTCAGGTCGAGCAAATGACGGCTCAGTTTATTGCGGAAGGCTTGCAGCAGCTTAAAGACTTGTCTGGTCAGCTATCGGGTGCGGGCGCTCCTGATCCATTGGTTCAGCTTAAAGAGCAAGAGTTGCAACAGAAAGCGGCGGCAGATCAAGCGGATACGCAGATCGATCAGGCCAAGCTGGAGTTGGACGCACAGAACCAGCAAATGCGTGGTCAGCAATTCCAACAGCGGTTGAAGTCGCAGGAAGAACAGACCGCGGCTCGTATTCAATCGGCCATGGAACGTGAGATACTTAAACAACGAGGGCAAGCGCAATGATAAACAAGAGTTTAAATTACGCTTATCCACGTAAGTATGCCGAGGGGGGCGAAGTCCCTCAAGCTAACACCTTTGTTCGTGACGGCGTGGAAATGGTTGAACACAATGGCCAAATGGTTCCCAAAGATGCTTTAGCCGTTTTAAACATGGCTGTTGGTTTGAGCGACGAGGACATGCGTTATGACGTAAACAACGATGGCCGGATTGGTGCTTCTGACGCTGTTGAGTTTTTAAGGTATGCAAAGCAAGAAAATTATGATGACGGCTCTGGTTTTATGTCTCAGTTTTACGGTCAAGGTGATGTGGAAGCCCCTCCCGCAAGTTTTGATCTAGGCACTGTTGATAACAGTATGATTACGGGTCTTAAAGGCGATGTTATAAAACAGGCCAATGGTCGGTACACTTTTTTCACGTATGATAATGCGGAGGGTAAGAAAGAAGGGGACTTCACGGGGTCAGGTCGCTCGACGATGAACAACTTGTCGGAAAAAGAGTTTGCCCAGATGACGGGCATTCCGGTAGGTGAGTTGACCGGCGATCTAGTCAGAAACCCGGAAGGCCAACTCATGACTGCGGCTATGGGCGAAAACGACGACATGCCCCCGCCTCGCCCCGACGGGGTCGCCACGACTCGAATGGTTGGCGAAGAAGAGGGTATGGACGGTTTCCCGCCTCCCGGTATGGCTACCACCATGGCTATGGGCGAAGAGGAGGGAGGTTTACCTCTTCCGAAAGATCCCGGTGGCGAGTTAACAACCATGGCTATGGGCGAAGAGGATGGCGGCTTGCCTTTTCCTCCCCCCGAAAATCCTGTTATTCCGCCGCCTTCGATAGACCCTCCAATACTCCAACCTATTGCGCCGCCACCTAACACGGGGTATACACCTCCCGCTATGCCGGATGCGGGTTCTTTTCTGGACATGTATAACCCACCTTCTGTCGTTGGTCCGGAGTTTTCTCCGTTACCCGTAGCGCCCGACTTGCCTCAAGGTGGTTCTCAGGGCCGGACATATGGGGCGTATAGCCAAGCAGGACAGCAAGCAGGTACTACTTTGCAGCCGTTCACCCCCTACACGCCTCCCCCACAGAACGAGGGTATTCGTTCATTAATAGACGAGCCTGTCTCGTATCTGACCGAATCGGGTCCCCGTTCAAGTGTCTTTAAAAGGAGTTAAATCATGAAAGATCGTAAAATTAAAGTTAACGGCACTGCGCCGAGTAACCCGCCTAGTGCTGTTGGTTACGCCGACATTAAAGGACAAGGCCGTATCCCTTACGGAAAAACGGCCCCGGCTCCTGTAGCTGGCGGTTTGACCGATTTTGCTAACAAGCCGCGTAAAATGATGACCCGTGGCTGTGGTGCGGCTATAAAAGGTAAAAGTTTTATGGGCTACTAGCCCTCACTTAACTTTTATCTAAGTTATCTGGTCTTGAACTTAACTTTATGCTAAATTAACTCCGAGTTATCGGAGTAGTGGGCATGATCGAAGTTCTAGCTCTTGCGGGGGCGGTTACCAAGATAGCGGGGGGAATTAGTTCCGCCGTCCAAGCGGGCAAAGACATGAACAGTCTTATGCCCCATTTTGGCAAACTAGCCAAACTAGAAGCCGATATAAACCTCGCAGAAAAAGGTAAGCACAAAGGTCCGCTAGGTCGTTTGACTTCCAGCGAGGAAGAAGGGTTTGCCATAGCGCAGGCTAAGATGGCTCACAAAGAAGCGATGAATAATCTTCGCAGCACTTGCCAGCTATATGGGCCCCCGGGCATGTGGGACTTGGTTGTGCGTGAGCAGGCTGAAGCTAGAAAACGTCAGAAAGACGCCTTGGAAGCACAAGCCGCGGCTAGGGACAGGTTGTTCTGGGGAATTTCATTAGCACTAGGGGTCACAGTTTTTTTAGCGGGAACCGCGGCAATGATTTGGGGTGTAGATAAGCTGGCGAACGGGTGACGTTATACAAGAATATATTAGGAAAATACGTTGTATGTGACAAAGCTGGAAAAATAGTTATAATAACGCATCACAGCGGCATTGCAAAGGCGTGGTTAGAGAAAGGACAGCGTGATGGCGACAAAACTTGACGAGTGGAAAGTTCTTCCACGTTTGATGATGTTAGTGACGACCATTATGTATATACGTTGCCTAGAGTGGGCATTATCGCAGCCTGAGTTGTCTGTTTCTCAGGCGGGTCTAATATCAGTTGTAACTGGGGCTTTTACGGGAAGTTTCGGCATCTGGATGGGTAAGGAGTCTAAGTAATGTTACAAGCACTTATAGGGCCCGTAGCAAACCTTGCGGGGTCTTGGTTACAGGGCAAAGCGGACAAGAATGCAGCATCCGCAGAGTTGAAGCTAACTGAGGCGAAGGCCAAAGCCCAGATATTGTTGTCTGAAAAGACAAGCGTTGCCGATTGGGAGCGCATCATGGCAGAGGGTTCTAAGTCAAGCTGGAAAGACGAGTGGTTCGTAATTGTTCTGTCAATTCCGCTTGTTCTAGCCTTCATTCCGGGCACAGAAGGTTGGGTTGATAAAGGATTCGAGCAGCTTTCTAAAGCGCCCGACTGGTATTTTTATAGTTTAGGTATCGCGATTTCAGCGAGTTTTGGTGTGCGCGGGGCAACCGCGATGTTTAAGAGGAAATAATGGAAAATGTTAAATTACCAATAGCTTTAGTTGCTGCAATGGCGGTTCAATTGGCAGGCGGTGTCTGGTGGGTTTCTCAACAGGCCTCAACAATATCTGGGTTAGAGGAGACTGTCAGTCAGCTAGGCTCCCGCATGGCTATTGAAGACAATATTAACCTAAAGCGTGACGTTGAGGCCAAC